TACTGCAATGTCATCGTCTTTAAGATGCGGATACAGTTCTGCCAACTGCTTGCGTATACCACTGGCACCGGGTTCTTTTTTCTTAGGAGCAATCCAGGTATGTCTTGGTGTACCCATGTTGGGACTCACTGTTGTGGCACACAGCCATTGCAATGCCGGATGCCGGCTCAGTGTAAAAAAATGTTTATTGAAGCGTTCATTCAGTGCAATAACATAAAACTCCTGCAGTTCTCTTGAACCTTCAACTGCACTGCCCCATCGCAACATTAAAAAGTTTGAGAACTTCTTACGTTCTTCAACTGAGAGTTCATTGTAGAAGTCTCGGTTCTTGCGATCAAACTGTCGCATCTCGTTGGCAATGTTTAGTTTATCACTCATTACCAGGCCTTGTCATAGTCCACAATTTCACAGTTACGACTAATATCTTTTACAAAGTACACACAGTCCGGTTTAGGATCATCACTTAATGGAATGCACAACATCTGTCCATTCTTTAGTTTGGGCGCATACCAGGCTACTTCATGATACACATCCACAATCTCAATTGTGGGGAAACTGGGCCGGAAACTGCTGAGTGGGTTAAACTGAAATACCTTAAAGCCGCGATCATTGATACTGGTCAGCGGCAGCACTTCCAAGTCACCTACTTCGGGTTCTCCAATAAGAATCTGCCAGTCCATTGGCATACGGATTTTGTGCTCGCCAATTTGTAGTACTAACGCAGGTGCATTAAAACTTTCAAGAAAGATAAGTGGAATATAATGATAGTCGGGATCTTTGGGATCACTGTTGTCAAATATAGCGAACCTCATGTCTTCAACTTCCTCTGGAAGATGGTCAAGGTCAAACGCTCGGTTGTCTAGTGTTAATATTCTCATGTGTATATACTACAGTAATTGCACGTAAAAGTCAATGCCAAAGACTAAATTAATTTTTGATTTTTTAATATATTCAAATATTTGGTGGCTATGTACTACTGTCTGGTCTCCTTAGGTCCACCGAAAAGAATGTTTTGTCAAAATCTTTCCCCCACACATATTCGTCAAGTAGGCCATTTAGTCTTAGCCATGCCATATACAAATAAAATTCAACACAGCGTCCATTGTAAGGAGTCTGAGAAGAGTCTCCTTCAATCAACTGGGTTACGGATAAATTGTGAATTGACATATACTCAAGCATATCAAGCACATAGGAAGTTTTCATAACAAATGGTGTATGTGTTCTCATACAACGGTCATTGGTATCGGACAAGCCAAAGATTTCATAAGAACGTCGGCGATATGTATAAAATTCTTCAAATACAGTTTCAACTTCTAAGAATGCCAACGGTTTGTTATTAGCAAACAACTCCTGCATAGGGTTGCAGTGCCAGTGGAAAAAGTCTTTCGAATCTAATAAGCAATAAAATTCTGTTTCTACTTCATTTGCTATTGCTAATTTTAAAACCTGTTGTATGTGCCAGCCCAACCGCGACTGCGAATCTTCAATTATGGTCGGGTACCGAGCTTTTAACTGGCTGTATAAAAAAATTTTATATCGATGGCGAGTATGGCAATTTACTATCTGCTCTAATTCAGGCAAGTATGTGTCAAGATCATTTAATACAATGTAGTGAGTGTAACTATCATCGAGGTGGTGATCCATTGTTGTTAGTTGCCGTGCAAGCAAGTCAAAGTCATCTCTAAATGTAACTGTTACAAATGACAGGTTTATTTCCATTCTAGTTTCTCCTGGGAAAACGGATAGTTTGCATCGCGATAAAATACTTTGCGTTTGGTCAAATGGCGTTTGGCAAACTTGCATGTGCTGGTTATGTCCCAGATCTCTACGTGATCTTTGTCTTCCGCTTTTCTAATGCCGCGCCCAATTGACTGTATAACACGGACAAAGCTCTTTCCGGGCTCAACAAGAACCAAATTAAAAATCCTTGGAATATTAATACCCACAGCGGCCACACCGTAAGTCGCCACAATGATCTTGCCAGTACTGGTGGCCACTTCGTCATATTCATCTTGTCTTGCTCCTGCTTTGGTTGCACCTGACACAAACACTGCTCGATCGCCCAGGCGTTCAATCAAAGCATGACCGGCTGCTACACGGTCTACTAACACTAGTGTATTGCCGGTGTCGTTAACGTGCGACACCAAGTTGGCAATGGCAGTGAGTCTGTCTGGCTCTTCTAACAAGAACTTCAACTCACTTTGATAATTTGAGAACTCTGCGTGGTCCACCAACTGCACAATGTTCACATGACACTGTGCCAACACGCCACGATCCTGTAGTTCGCTTGCACTTAACTGGCTAATAACAGGACCAAGACTGCACTTTAATGCTTGAAATTCAAACGGCTCTTTAGGCACAGTTCCTGTTAGCCCCCATCGAATCGGCACTCTAGCCATGATGCCGGTCAACAGGGATTTAAGTGCATCTGCCTTGGCCATGTGTACTTCGTCTACCATTACACATACCACATCCTCAATAAAGTCTTGTATGGTGACATCTGCTACACCGTTCTTGGTGTTCTTCATTAGCACATTTAAACTTTGCCAAGTGCAAATGGTATGTGTGCGGCCATGCTCTTTACGGTCACCAAAGTAAACACCCACGTCCAAGCCCAGGTTCTTGTAGTCTGCTTCTGTTTGTGTTACTAAACTCTTGTTGGGTACAATAACAATGCTACGTCCATAAGGCTCTATGCTTAAACTTAATGCCGCTGTCATTAGTGTCTTACCTGCACCAGTGGCCACTTCTTGTATGCATTGCGGATTACCTAGGAAGTTGTTGATAATCTCCACTTGGTAGTCACGCAAGACCACAGGCTCACCTGCCATTGGGTGTGTCGTAGGCCAGACTTTGTGTGCAAATGAATCTTCTTGGATCTGTGTAAAGTCAAACACAGTAGAATATGTTCGTTGGTCATCTAGTTCAATATCGTAGTTGAACTTTTCTAAGATGGGGATGATCTCAGGCAACAAGTTTACGTAGGTGCTGCCACCCAGTTGGAAATAACTGACCTTGCCGTCCCAGCGTCCCAATCTCACAGCAGGCAAATAACGGGCGCCCGGTACGTCATATTTAAATGCATTAACCAGCGCACGGCGAGCATCAAGTTCTAGCCCTTCAACTTTGATGTTTACTTCATCTCGTATTACAATTGTTGCATGTTTCATATGTATGGTGCTAACTCTGGGAATGTGTTAGCAAAGTTTGTGTTTCTATATTGGTCATGTTGACGAACACGTTGGCAAAATTGGTCAAACATGTTGTCGTCACTTTGTTCAACCAACCTGGCCCAATGTTGTACATCTGTGTCCAAACTGCCACTTAAATAATTTACAATTTTTTCTTTGGCTGGGCCTGACCATACTGTAGGTCTCATGTGTGCTGGATTATGAACTCTGCCCATCCATGGCCTGGGTAAGCCTATATTATAACACCAAGAAACAAATTCGTCAAGATAATAGATGTTATATGCACTAACAGTATGACTTACACTTAGCCTAAAATTGTTAGATTGGTGTGTGAGATATTGCAACACATTTGAAACTAATGTATTCCAGTTACCAGGATAACGTATGTATTCATATCTGGCACCAATGCCGTCAATGCTAAGTTGCATATCAACTTCTTTAAAGTGTTGCCATAAATCCCACCACATTTGGTCAGGAAATAAAGTTGCATTGGTAGTATAATGTAGCGTAATGTCTTTTGCTTGTCCAGAGTCTACATAGTGTTTTAATAACTGTTGCTGTTCGGACACCCCGCTGAGGAACGGTTCTCCGCCAGGAATATCTAAATGTATTACATTTGGTGCTTGTTCAATAAACTTGTTAACAAAGTCATCACGATAAAACCGTACATTGTCAATGTCGATGTTGTATATTTCTTTGTATTCTTGTTGCCACCGACTGCTACTGTAGGGATTACACGTGATGCATTTAAGATTGCAGGTATTTCCAAATGCAATACTTGCTGTAATAAACTGATTGTCAGTAAGTTGGTATTGATCATATTGTGTTTTCCAACGTTGATAATCTAGTTGTCGTTTACTTTCAATGTTATTTTGTTCTTCAATATAACAACGTTCGCATCCCCGTGGCCAGTTACCTTGCACAAAATCCTGTTTGATTTCTGCTAAAAAGGCACTGTCAACATAATCACCAAGAGCATCATTTTGTATATTGAACTTTTGATCATACTTGGCCATTTGAAATTTACAACAAGGCGAGATCTCGCCTTGAGGACTTATATCAATGTTGGTCCAAGGGGAATAGCAAAAAGTCATGGCATGTATTTACGTTTATTATACACTGATAAAATGAATAAGTCAAAAAGACAGGTACCTTTTTTAAGGGTACCTGCCATAAAACCCGGGCCGGAGCCAACCTACTCCCGGGAAAAAGGAGAAAAAATGAACTAACCAACTACCACACGAAAACCTTGATCACGCTGTTCGTCTGCTTCGTAAAGAGTATCCACAGCAAACAAAAACAACTCACCATCATAAATCTTGTACATTTGGCACTCCCGTTAATAAGTTTCTTTTACAAAATCGTATTGTTCCGCAGGCCATTTTGCCCGGAACTCTTCTGACTTGACATAATCGTTGTATGCTTTAGCATCAAAAAATGTTTTGCGGAACACTGATGTAAACTGGCCCTTGGGCATCACTGTCAAATGAACCGACTTGGCTTTTCCACCCATATCAATCTCCAAACGCTAAAATAATAAATGCTAAAAACAAGGACCACCACAGGTGTCCCAACATCAGCAACATTAGGACACCTATCCAGGCCATATTAGGCACTCTTCATACAGGTTGTCTCGCTCATGCGCTTCCAGTTGCCAGGAAAGCTCTTGCGCAGGTCTGCAATCTTAAGCGCCATGCGCAAACTCACCTCACGCAGACGATCTTTATTAGTATGCATAAAGTCAATAATGTCATCTGACGCATACTCGTCAAAGTCGTAGTCTGCAAATAACACGCCATCTTTGGCAATCTGTTTGATGCGCAACAACTTGTCACGCATGGTGTCCAAGGTCAAGTCCAGATAGTGACAACGACTTTGTAGTGCATCCAAGTGGTCTCGCAACTTCTGGCTCTTCATCTTGTCAAACTTTAAGTTAGTGATAAAGATAACCGAACCCTTGAACTCAAAACGTTCTGGGATACCTTCTCTGCGTAAGGCACTGCTCTCACTCAACCAACTAATAACACGTTTCTTGCCGGAGTCCAAGGCACCTTTTAGCAAGTTAAGTGCAACGTCATCTAACAGGATTGAGTCACAATCATCAAACACGATGACACTGTTGGCGTCAGAATACTTGTACAGAGTCTGGTACAGGCCAATTGGGGTAGCTGAGCCTTTGACAACTTCTGCACGGAGTCGCTTGCCTGCCAACTTGTCAAACAAGCAGGCCTTGTCAATCTCTTGTTCTACCCCAAAGCTCTTGCCTACACCCGGAGGGCCACTCACAATCATTGCACGAATGTCACCGGTCACAGTGGCCTTTGTCATCTCGTGCAGGATGTCAAAACGTTCACGGATACGATCCATAGCTTCGTCATCGGTTTCGTTAACCACTGGGGCGGATGTTTCAATCTCAGTGTTAAGTGTACTCACAGAATCTCCATTTACATATTCAAAGTCTCGGATGGAATTTACCTTAACACGTATTGTGTCAGGGCAGTCGGGAAAGGTACCGTTGTTTTTTACGGTTACATAATTACCTTTGGCGCCAGATGTAAAACCTGACACAAGAGTAAAGGCAGTGTTACGAACGGGGTTCTTGCGATACTCACCGTTGACAATACGAATGGCACTCATAGTTGGCTCCTTTTTGTGCGTTAAAATTGTATTATAGCAGATGTAGAATTAAGCGTCAACCGGGGCAAACATCTTGCTACCGGATTCCATGACTGCACGATATGCTTCCATTGTTTTTTGTGTTTGGGCAAGTGGACTCTTTTGGATAAACTGCATCATTTCCAAAAATCCCATACCCAAAAATTCTGCATCTTTTTGTATAACTTTGATTGCTGTGGCTATTTGCATACTGGATCCTTTTTGTTAAACTATGCTATATTATAGCAAATTGGGAATATTCGGTCAACCACTTGGATTGTGGCATTTTTACAACAAAATCTGCTTATTTTTTAAGCAATTCGTAAAATCTGCTGTGAATCAGATCCATTTCCGCTTGTTCGACATAAAAGTCTGTGGTGGGATCGTAGTAGGCTCCCTCTTTGTTGCAATAATACAACACTTGTCCTGAGAAATTAAACGGGCCTTCTAAGCCTGGGCGCGGACCATATTTTTGACGCATATGATCTGTGGTATCAACAACCTTGTAACCCATCTTGTGCTCCTTTTTACTTACTATGCCACTATTATAGCAAATTGGGAATATTTGGTCAACCGCATAGTCACTGCCAATGATCAAGCACTGCTGGGTCAGAGATTTCGTGTGGTTTTGGGGTGCCGTGAAACACCAAAATACTGGTGGCATCATCTACCACGGTCCCGGTGGCAGGAGCTAGGTACTTGCGTTTTGAAAAATTAAAGCCGCCATCCAAACACTGCCAACGCCAGCTTTTAACCCAGTCTGTGTTGAAAAATCTACGATTTCCAACCGGTATTATTGCTGAAATCAAATCTTGATCACCTCTGTATTTGCTGGTAAATTGCTCAATATCTTGGCCGACCACTTGTTTCCAAACATGCTGGTAGTGTTCAGTATTCCACCACATGATGCTGGTGTTTGATATTGTACAACTGTTGTTCCATAGATATTTGAAATCTCTTACTGCCCAGAAGTGTCGCTGTGGTAATTGCCAAATCCAGTCAATGTTTTTTGTAATTACTGTGTCTAGATCAAAGTACAGTAACGGACCCAAATGATATTCTGTATTGAACAACTGTAGCTTATACCACCAGGATTTTTTAGGGCCTGCAAATCCCCAATCAACAAGAGCATGTTTGATCATGTGATCTGGAACTGTTCTGTTTGCTTCTGTATAAACATGTAGTCTTACCGGCCGACTCAAATTCCTGCACAACATACTGTACAGTCGTTCTACATAATCCCATGTGTATCCGTCGCCGTGTATTACACAGGCACAGTCTAACGGTTCACTACTAAGCATCATTTGATATTTACCGTTATATACATACATAAATATCTTTATGAAAATTGTACTTGTAACAGGTGGGTTTGATCCCATACACTCCGGACACATATCCTATCTCAATCACGCTGACCATTTAGGTGATCATGTGGTTGTGGGACTAAACTCAGATTCGTGGCTTACACGTAAAAAAAGTCGTCCATTCATGACATGGCATGAACGTATGACAATACTAGACAATCTACACATGGTTGACGAAGTGATTGAGTTTGACGACAGTGATGGCACAGCCTGCGATGCTATTCGTCAAGTTCGAGAAAAATACCCCAACGACGAGATCATCTTTGCCAACGGCGGTGATAGAACATCTGACAACATTCCTGAAATGATGTTTGATGATGTGGAGTTTGTGTTTGGAGTAGGTGGGGACAACAAAGCCAACTCTAGTTCATGGATTCTTGAAGATTGGAAAAAACCCCGAACCACA